GGTAAAGTAAAAGAAGAATTAAAGTGGAACGACGATTTAAATAAGGCATGGACTGACGAAATGGGTCAGTTCTTAATGCGGTATCAAAGTCATGCAGAACTTTATACATCCATGGGTACAAGAAATATCACACCAGATGTTTTAGATTACAGACTTGAAATAGCTAGTAGTTGGTTTGTTCGTCAGTATGAGCATGAATATAATCCTATTCATGTGCATTTAGGTTCAATGCTTTCTTGCGTTGGATATTTAAAATTGCCTGATGGAATAGAAGAAGAATGGGAAGAAGACGATAAAAACCATCACCCAAGTCACGGTCATATACAGTTTGTTTATGGTCATGCTGCTAATCATACAGGGTCTAACTTTTTAATGAAACCAAGGGTAGGACATTTTATTGTTTTTCCTGCACACCTGCATCATTGTGTGTACCCTTTTAAGACTTCTGGAGAAAGACGGTCTTTTAGTGTAAATTTTACAATAGCAGCCTCACCAAAGGAGGTTAAAGATGAGTCTAATAACTAGCCTTATAGGACCAGTAACTGGTATCCTTGATAAAGTTATTGAGGACAAAGATCAGAAAGCTAAACTCGCTCACGAGATAGCTACCATGTCTGACACTCACGCTCAACAAGCTTTGCTTGCTCAATTAGAGATAAACAAAGCTGAAGCAGCATCTGGAAGCTTATTTAAGGGTGGCTGGCGACCTGCTGTGGGATGGATATGTGCCATTGCTTTTGGTTATCATTTTGTTTTGCAACCTCTGTTAATTTTTATTTTAACTGTGTTTAAAATATCACTACCTGATTTGCCTGAGTTTGATATGTCTACCCTCCTCACGACTTTGGGAGGATTACTTGGAATTGGTGGACTCAGGACATACGAGAAGCAGAAAGGCTTAACCAAATAGAAGATGAAGCCTGTATTGTTTGTGGAACAATAAAAAAAGTATATTGGATATATACCATTGAACAAAAATGGAGACAAATGAGAGAAGTATGTCTTACTTGTCAAAAAAGAAAAAGAGAAGAAAGGGATAAGTTACATGAAAGAAAACTTTAAAAAATGTTTAGAAATTATCTTGCACCATGAGGGCGGGTACATAAACCACCCTCGTGATCCGGGGGGTGAGACTAATTTCGGAGTGACCAAAAGAGTTTATGAGGAGTGGGGTGGCACTAAAGATATGAAGGATTTAACGAAAGAAGACGTTGCTCCTATCTATGAAAAGAATTATTGGCTTAGAGCAAAATGTCATCAACTTCCTTCAGGTCTTGATCTAGCCGTTTTTGATTGGAGTGTGAACAGTGGTGTTGGCAGAGCAGCAAAAAAATTACAAGAAATGATTGGAACTGTGGCTGACGGAGGTATTGGTCCTAACACTTTAAAAACATTAGATGAATATATAGAGCATCACGGATTAGAACAAACGATTAAAAACTATAAAAATATAAGACAAGAGTTCTATGAGTCTTTATCTACGTTTGATACTTTTGGTAAAGGTTGGAGTAGACGAAATCTTGAAACAGAAAAGACTGCTTTAACAATGATAGTTTAATTATTTTTTATGGTAATATACACTTTACTATGCTAGATATTGTTATATTATGGTAAAAGGAGTGTATATATGGACGCTATAGTTTTAGCGGAACATCTTTTAAAAGACATTCGCCAGCGCAAACAAGATTTTGCGGAGTCTTTGGTGAGTGGTTCATGCGATACGATAGAAACGTATCGGTTCACAGTAGGTCAAATACGAGGTATGACCTATGTTGAAGATTTAATTGTAACCTCGATGAAAGGCTTAGATTTAGATGAATAAAAAACTTTTTGTTCCTGAAAAAAAGGTTATAGGGGCGACAAGTCCTATGCCTAAAGCAGTTACCAAGGCTTTTCCTAAAATAGAAGAATCTAAAAATTCTATAGATCCATCAACTTTTGGAAAACCTATATTAGAAAGACTTCCTCAACCTACAGGTTGGAGAATACTTGTTATTCCTTATTACATGAAGCAACAGACTAAAGGAGGTGTTTATATTCCAGACGATATACGAGACAAAGAAAGTTTCGCTACTGTTGCAGCTTACGTCGTAAAGCTTGGACCAGACGCATATAAGGACTCTGATAAATTCCCATCTGGTGCGTGGTGTAATGAGAAAAATTGGGTTCTTATGGGAAGATATGCTGGTAATAGGTTTAAAGTGGAAGGATTAGAGGTTCGTTTGATAAATGACGATAATATTATTGCAACAATACTTGACCCATCAGACGTTTCGTATGTATAAGGTAACAAAGGGATATAAATATGGCTGAAGCTGAAAAAATAATTGAAGAAGAAACAACATCTGTTGAAATAGAACAAGATGATAATTCAGATCAATCTAATGTTGAAGTTTCTTCAGAAAATTCTGAAACAACTCAAACAAATGTTCGAGATAATGATAATTCAGAAGACGAACTTGAATCGTACAGTGATAATGTAAAAAAACGTATTAATCAATTAACTGCAAAAAGAAAACAAGCAATTGAGGAAGCTGAAGCTGCTTACAATTTTGCACAACAAAAAGAACAAGAAAATCAACAGTTAAAACAACGGTTAGGTCAATTAGACCAAGGATATATAAAAGAGTACGACAACCGAATTAAGAGTCAATCTGCACAAGTAAAAGAAATTTACAAACAGGCACATGAGTCTGGTGATGCTGAAAAGATGGCTCAAGCACAACAAATTATGTCCAAACTTGCTGTTGAAGAAGAAAGATTACGTGTTCAAAAATCTCAGATGGAACAACAAAAACAAGTTGCAGAACAACCTCAAGCACAACAGCAGGTGCAACAGCCACAGGTTCAAAAACCACAAACTCCAGAAGATCCTAAGTTAAAAGCTTGGTTATCTAAAAATTCTTGGTTTGGTCCTGATAGAGTTATGACAAGAGGAGCGCAAGCTGTTCACGAACAATTAGTATTAGAAGAAGGGTTTGATCCTTCAACTGATGAGTATTACAAGGAAATTGATGCTAGAATGAAAAAAGAATTTCCTCACAAGTTTCAGGAGAAACGTGCAAACGTCCAAGCCGTAACTCCTGCGCCTAATGGGCGGTCTGTGAAGTCTGGACGGAAGAAATCGGTGCAATTAACGCCGGGGCAAGTGGCATTTGCAAACAAAATGCGAATACCTTTGGAAACTTACGCTAAAGAAGTAGCGAAATTGGAAAATAAACGGAGTTGAAAATGGCTGACAGAACAAGTCGAGAGGCGGTATCTCGTGAAAAAACCGAAAGAAAAGCTGAATGGAAAGCTCCTTCAACATTAGAGGCTCCTGAAGCCCCAATTGGATATAAGCATCGTTGGATTCGTGAAAGCGTTATGGACTTTGATGATCGTAACAATATTCACAAAAAACGGAGAGAAGGATACGAATTAGTTCGTGCCGAAGAATACCCAGACTTTGACGCACCTGTAATTGATGAAGGTAAAAACGCTGGATGTATTGGCGTTGGCGGTCTTTTATTAGCCCGAATACCAGAAGAAATTGTAGAACAGCGGAATGCACATTATAGCAAAATGGCTAGAAATCAAATGGATGCAGTTGATCGTGATTGGATGCGTGAAAACAATCCCAATATGCCGAAACTAAGTCCACAACGGAAATCTTCTGTGAGTTTTGGCTCTCAGAATAATAAGGAGTAATAAAAAATGGCAAATAAAGATGCTGCTTTTGGTATGCGTCCTGTTGGTAGAATAGGGGGAACCCCTTATACTGGTGGACAAAGCCGATACAGAATCGCCAATAACTACGGAACAGCTATTTTCCAAGGTGATATGGTTGCGCAAGTAACTGGCGGTGGAATAGAAGTACACGCTGACGGTGGTACAGTACCTATCGTTGGTGTTTTCAATGGTTGTCAATTTACAGATCCTACTACAGGGGAACATAAGTTTTCAAATTTTTATCCTGCAAGCACTGCTGCGGATGATATAATTGCTTTTGTAATTGATGATCCTATGGTTATTTTTGAAATTCAAGCAAACGCTGCAATGCCTGTAGCTGATTTGTTTGGCAATTTTGATATAGTATACACTACTGCTGGTAGCACAACTACTGGTATTTCTGGTGCTGAATTAAATGTTTCTGACGGTGGCACTGGTACTACTTTATCTCTTAAAGCTATTGATATTTCAGAAGATCCTGAAAATTCAGATGTCGCTACAGCTAATACAAATGTAAGAGTTGTTATTCAAAATCACATATTCGGTGTTAAAGGCGCCGGGTTAGCGTAAAGGGGTAGTAATATGGCTATATCAAGAGCGCAACTTGTAAAAGAGTTGGAACCGGGGTTAAACGCCCTTTTTGGCATGGAGTATGACAACTATGATGCCGAACACGCAGAAATCTATGATACAGAAACTTCAGATCGTGCTTTTGAAGAAGAAGTAATGTTATCAGGATTTGGTAATGCTCAAACAAAAAGTGAAGGTGCAGGGGTATCATTTGATTCTGCAAACGAAGCATATACTGCTCGTTATACGCATGAAACAATTGCTCTCGCTTTTGCACTTACTGAAGAAGCAATTGAAGACAACCTTTATGATCGCCTTGGCGCTCGTTATACAAAGGCTCTTGCTCGTTCAATGGCACACACCAAGCAGGTTAAAGCTGCAGCTACACTAAACAATGCGTTTAGTTCTAGTTTTACTGGTGGTGATGGTGTTGAACTTTGTTCTACTGCACATCCATTAAGTGGTGGTGGAACTTTTGCAAATGAACCTTCAGTTGCTGCTGATCTAAACGAAACCTCTCTTGAAGATGCGTTAATAAGCATTTCTACATTTGTTGATGAGAGAAATATGATTATTGCTTTACGAGGCATGAAGCTTATTATACCTCCTCAACTACAGTTTATTGCTGATCGTCTTCTTGAATCAACTCTACGTCCGGGAACTGCTGACAACGATGTTAACGCAACCCGAAACATGGGTATGATTCCAGATGGGTACACTGTTAATCACTTTTTAACAGACACAGATGCTTTCTTTATTAAAACAGACTCTCCAAATGGTTTTAAACTGTTTGAGCGTTCTCCTCTTGCAACTTCAATGGAGGCAGATTTTGATACAGGAAACATGAGATTTAAAGCTAGAGAAAGATATTCTTTTGGCTTTAGTGATCCTCGTTGTGTATTCGGTTCACCCGGAGCTTAAAAATAAAACGAACATTTGTTCGATTTATGAGGGGGCGATTTATTCGCCCCTTTCTTTTTGTTTTAAACTGGTGTATAAGTAAGTATCGCTCGACAGTTGCATGGTGCAACTGACAACAGCCAAGACGAGGAGATCAAAATGGCTAATACAACTTTTAAAGGAACCCTTCGTTCTGAAGGGGGCTATTCTTCAATAGCAACTGCTGCAAGCACAGGTGTTGAAACAACTCAAATGTCAATCAGTTCTGCTGGTTTTATTTCTTTAGATGCTAATACCATGGCAGTAGAGGCTGGAACTGGTATTACAACAGGTTCTGGAACTATCTATAGAAGTTCTGTTCAAAGAAGTGGTGGAATAATTACAACCAGAATATTAATAGATTTAACTGGTTTAAGATCAACTGGAAGTGGTGATATTATTGGTGTTAATGGAACATCTTTAGTTTGTCACATTGGTCAAATAACTGCTGCTAGAAATGGAACTATTTTAACAGGTAGCATGGAATGTTTTGAGGCACCAGCAGGTGGTGATCCTGACATTAACGTACATTCAGCTACTGAAGGAACAGGCGTTGAAGATGGTGCAATTGCTGATCTAACAGAAACATTGCTCGTAAACGCTGGTGATGCAACATTAGGTAGTAAGGTATATTTTACTGCGGTTCCTGCTGCTGATTCTTTCTTATATTTAACAACAGGTGATGCAACTGACGCAGATTATACTGCTGGTAAGTTATTCATTGAGTTAATGGGCTACGAAGCTTAATTTTAGGGGGATTTAATCCCCCTTTTTAAGAAGGAGATTAATATGGGACTTTCAGACGTACAAGCACTTACCATCAATGATGAAAATGCTGCTGATCCTGATAGGTTAGTTACGGCAGCTAGACCAGATACATCAGCAACAATGGCAGCAACTACTTTTGCAGGTGGTGCTGCTCGTAATGTTACCGTAACGACTTCAGGAACAGGTGATAATGCTAAGACTTGCACTATCACAGGAACAGATGTTTTTGGCGACGCTATGACAGAAGTTATTACTTCAACAAGCTCTGCGGAAACGGTTGCAGGTACTAAATTGTTTTTAACAGTAACTGCTGTAGAATGTTCTGCGCAATACGCAGCAAATATAACAGTAGGTTCAGGTACGTTGTGCGCTCAAGCTGTAAATGGCAGTAACAGAGTAAGATTAAAAGGAATGTCTGTTACCTCTGGTGGAACTGCTGGTGATGTAGAATTTATTAATGGCGCTCCAGAAGATGGAACAACATTATTTAAATCAAGAACAATTGGAACAGCTAACACAGTTATAGATAGAACTATACCATCTCAAGGAGTTTTATTTAATAGTGGTTTATCTGTTAAATATACTTTGGATGTTGCTGATATGATTACAATTTTTCATGCGTAATAAATATGGCTGAGAAGAAAAAACGTAAAGGCGAAATGCCTAAACGAAATAAAAAAAATTTCAGACCTACAAAAAAAGGGGCTGGAATGACTGAGGCTGGTGTTAAAGCTTATAGACGTAAGAATCCGGGTTCTAAGTTAAAAACAGCAGTCACTAAAAAGAAAAATTTAACTAAAAAGGAAAAAGCAAGAAGAAAATCTTATTGCGCTCGTTCTGCTGGTCAGATGAAAAAGTTTCCAAAGGCAGCTAAAAATCCTAATAGTCGTTTACGACAAGCAAGAAAAAGATGGAGATGTTAAATGGCTATGTCAAGAAGTCAAATGTCAAAACAAATATCTAAACCTCCTATGAAAAAAAGTGATATGCCTAGAGGTTTAACGTACTACAGAAAAGGTGGTAAAGCTTCTCGTAAAAGCAAAGGAAGTAAAATTTGTCCTGAAGGTAAAGCATGGGCAAAAAGAACTTTTGATACATACCCCTCTGCTTATGCAAACTTAGCTGCTTCAAAATATTGTAAAGATCCAAACTACGCTAAGAAATCTAAGGGTGGCAAAAGAAAAGGTAGAAAAGCATAATGCAAACTCAAAAAAATAAGAGAAAACTTAAAAAAGTTATAAAAGGTTTAAGTAAAGCATCTAAAACACACGCTGCTCAAGCAAAAACTTTAAAAGGTGTTATAGGAAATGGCAAAGAAAAAAGATCCAAAAATAGGAACAGGAAAAAAACCTAAAGGCACAGGGAGAAGATTATATACGGATGAAAATCCAAAAGATACTGTTAGTATAAAATACGCCACTGTGCAAGATGCAAGAGATACAGTTAAGAAAGTAAAGAAAATAAATAAACCATTTGCTAGAAAGATACAAATACTTACAGTGTTAGAACAAAGGGCGAAAGTTGCTGGTAAAAATCAACAAGCTAACATTGCAAAGAAAGCAAAACAAGTTTTAAGGAACCA